TTCCGTGCAGTTGATTGATAGACCAATGCTGTAGCCGCCTTTTGCTAACAGTTTAAGCCGGCTGATCTTTGATAATTTTGGCACGGCCATTTGCATCAACTTGAATCAGCTGATGCTTTCGCGGTTCGCCGTGTTTCGGCTGCAGCAAACGGCCAACAGCGGTAACGATGGGCCGGTTCATGCTGTTGCCTCTTCATTGTCTTCGGTCATCAGTTCGGCAACGGCCAGCCCGGCGATAATGTCGTTTTTGGCTAGTTCCAAAGCGCCGACAAGCTCGATCACGCTGAGCCCTTCAGTTTCTGCGATGAGATCGTCGAGAGCATTGAGAAATTCTTCCATGAGGCTGGGGGTGCATTCGGCTTTAACCTAGCAAGAGGCATCAAAACAGGCATGAACGATTTGGACGTCAGCCCCACTGCGGACGATTGCGTGAGGGTGTGCCTGACAGAGGAAGGGATCACGAGCTGTTGCAACGTGTCATCTTGGCACTTAGTGAAGTCGCATCGTCGGCAACTGCAGAATGCGAATGCAAAGAAAGCAGCGGACGCTTATAGGCACTAAAAAGCCCCAGCGGCTCGACTCGCTGAGGCCAGGAACCCACTTGCCCAATGAAACCTGAGACCCATTAACTCAGGCAACGTGCTGAGCGTAGCAGGTCAGCCGCTGCGGTCGATAAGCACTAAAAAACCCCACTCCCTGCAAGGAGTGAGGTCTGGGGAACCTATGAATGAAGCATCGTAGCAGGTCAGCTCCTGCGGCGCTTGGGCTTAGTAACCTTGATCATCGGCAATCCTGTTGCTTTGGATTCTGCCAATCGATCAGATCGAAGCCTCATGGAGTTGTTTTTTGCCCGTTCTGTTCTGGCGATGCCTGCTTGATTCCTAACGATCTGCGCTCGCCTTTTTGTGGATGGTGCTGAATAAATATCTTTTGCGGTGTCTGCGCGAAGTGTCCTGCTGATCTGCGAGGGAGACAACCTGCGGCTCCCAGGCTTAGGGCTTTGGTTTTTTAGCCGTTGGATGTTTGCCTGGTTGCGTTGTAAGCGCCCAGATTGAGCCCTCAGCTCGGCTGAACGCCTGCGGATTGCATCATTACGGCTAGCCTCCTTCGCTAACTGCTTGGCCGTCGGTTGCATTCTTTGCCTCGGCTTGTTGGGCATTCGGGTCTGGACCTTTAGTTTTTCCAGCCTGAGTCCTGCGGCATTTGGTCCGGCCTCTTTGATTTGCTGGTTCAAATTCTTGATCCGTTTATTGCCTTTCGCCCGGCCAATCTCGCGGGTGAAGTCTGTCCCGTCTTTAGGTATTGCCTTCCGGCGCTTCGCTGCTGCTGGCTTGGCTGCGCCAGGATCCCGCTTGATTTTCCCCTTGATGGCCCCTGAAGGCTTGCCGCCGGTCTTTACTTTTACCGTTTGAACCGCTCTCTTCTTGCCGCTTGCAGTTTTCAGTCTGCCGCCCCGAGCAGTGGCGCCAGTCGTAGCAAACCGCCCAATTGAGTCGCGGACGTATTTCCTGCCAGATCTGCCGCCGCGCTTTGCCATTGTTCAATGTTTCGTTAGTACAGCCTAATGCCGGTGCCACGACCAGCCCTGCGGTGCAGTGGGTTGAGCTCACGCCAGACCAAATAGCCGGCAGCGTCATTCATGTGGTCATGCCCAGATTCTTTGTCAGGCTCCTGCCGCTCGTTATAAGCCTGCAGTTCTAGGCATTCGATCAGCTTTTTGCATCGTGGGTTGATCTGGATCCTGATTTCACCTTTCCCATTCTCCAAAGCACCCTGAACAGCAGAAACCCGATCACGAACGGGGGGATTTGCTTTAGGTGATTGGTTGCTGATGCCATAGCTGGCCAGGATTTCAAGATCAGTTTTGGTCGCATTGGTTGAGCGGTTGCCGCCCGAAGCATCGGGGTAGCCGTAGAGCGTCCGGCCTGGGTAACGAGCGCAGATCTCCTGTGCCAAGGCATCAGTGTCGTGCGCCTGGCTGATCTCATCAATGAAATGCAGCGCATTCTCAGACCTGATCGCTACCACTGCATTCATATTGCCCACATTGAAATCAATCCCGATTCTCAGCGGTTCTTCACCTAACGGATCATCATCAACACCTGAAACATGTTTGGCACGGTCAAACCTGTCGTAGACAGTGCCCGTCGCAAGGTTCTGATAAACGCCCTCTAGGTAGGCGCGGCATTGCTCTTGGGTGTAGCGGCTCAGCAGGTCATCGACGAAGCCAGGCCGAAGGTTGTGGGCATTATCTGCGGTCTTCATCCGTAGCAACGCTCTGCGCTTGCCCTCCCGTGCTGCATCAGTGCCGAACGTTTGATAATGGAACCCAAACCCTTCTGGCGTTGAGTAGCAGTGGAGCTGGTTGAAGTTTCCGACCCTGATACGGCCCAGGATCTTGTCATAGGCACGCTGAGCGATCGAGGCTTTCGCAGTATCAACCTCATCGATGATTGCGAAGGCCCAATCGTCGCCCACGATGCGCTGATAATTTTCAAACGACAGGCCAAGGATTGTTGAATCACCGCCTGGGAAGTGCAGCGTATGGCTTACATACGGCGCCACTCGTGGGGTGTATGGAATGCCGAAACTATCTAAGAAGTCCTCGAATTTCGGCGCCCAGATGCGGCGGACCATATCACTGGTTGGTTCCATCACACAGCCCACAAAGCCCTGATTCAAGGCGGCCATCTTGACTGCAACGGCATGAGCACAATAGGTCTTGCCGCTGCCATAGCCAGCGCTGATGCCGATCTCAGGGATGCTGGCCGGCGCTCCACCTTGCGACGCTGCGATGGCGCTAAGCCTCTCCACTTCAAAGGCGTTGAGCTGGCCAGCGTTAAGCGTTGCCGCGATGCGTTGCAAGAGGTCATCAACATCAGCCAAGGCTGAGCGGGTGCCGACCGCCTCAGTCTGCAGTTCTGCCAGCCTGGCCAGTATTGGGTTATTCCTCTTCATTCGGCACTAATTCCTGACCGGTTTTGGCTTGAATGCGTAGCAATACGGTCCGCTCTTGTTCTGGCGTGAGGTTTGCTTCGGCGATGGCTGATACTGCGGCTTCGATGCCTTCATTTCTTGCGCGTGTTACGGCTGCATTGTCGCTGTAATGCTTACGATATGAAGGGCTATGAGTGAGCATCCATTGCGCTGATTTGCTGTCACCTTCTTGAGCACAACTTGTGATGATATTTATAAATTTATGAGCACCAGCTGCGCGACCTTCATTAAGGGCTTGCAAAAGTTGTATTTCTTCTTCTGTAGGATCAGGGCCTTTTGCATTGCGAAGCCATAGCGTAATTGCCTCATAACTAACACCAACTGCGGCAGCGATATGTTCTAGTGCTGCGCCATATTCTGCGAGATGACGAACGGCTTCAATTACTTTTGAGTTTAGCTTGTAATGCCGTCGCCTTAAGTTTGCCATTTTAACCAACTATTGCGTGACATCATAGCGCAGGCTCAATAGAAGCCCAAGCTTTCCCCGTGCGAATGTGCTGAATAGCGCTTACAGAAACATCGTATTGAAGTGCAAGTTCATGCGAAGTGAAGATATTATTTTGCAAGAACTTTTTGATGTCAGCAACTTCAGAGGGTTGAAGTTTTGCGTTATGAGGGGGGCCAGGGGTGCGTTTTCTATTGATGACGATTTCAGGAGTCATGACCTGCTCAGTCCTGAAGGGATGGTTGCAGGATGGGCATCGACGGTAACGGATACGGATGCCGTCTTTAAGCCTGGCGCATGTGGTACTGATGACGGGCTTGCCGCAGTTTGGGCAATCGATTGGCATTTGTGTTTTGAGGGTGTGAATGGCCGGGAGATGGATCAGCCCCTACAGCTGCCCTGTTTTCCCCTCTTGAGGGTCTTGTATGCAGTCAGGCTTCCCGGCCCGTTGCAGAGGCTCCTAGGCCCCTCTCAGAGCGTTCAAGAAGCAAAGACGGCCTGATTGATAAACGCTCTCACGGTTTGGTCGTCCATTTTGCGGCCAACGCGAACGCCGGAGCTTGTGATCAGCTCATATTTGCCAGGGAAGAACTGGTTGATGAGTGCGCCAGCGCTGCGGGCGTCAAGGTGCTGATTTGCGGAGCAGACCAGATCCCAGGTCGTGGCGGTTTTGGTTGCGGTCATGAATCTCAAGCGAGGGGTGCCATCTCTGGCGTGCCCAAACCATAGCGCCTGGAGGGGGCTTGTCAACAGTTACGTCTGTTTTTTTTGGTTACGAGGTCAAACCCCTTGCTATCACTGAAATGTGACGCTGTAACAAAAAAATCTATTTATATAGAGGTTTATTTATTTATAGACATATAGGTATGTCTGTTTCTATCTAAGTATCTATATATATTCATCCTCCACCAAGCGTTACGCCGTTACTTTTGCCGAAATCAGTTGCAGCGCAGCGGGTTACAGCGTTTTTGCCGCTTGTTTCGCTTGTTACGCCCTTGTAACAACAAACCCTTTGCGCCGCAAGGGAGTAACAGGGAGTAACGGTTTTGGAGTGTAGTTATCTGAAAAACTAAAGCTCATCAGCGGCAACCGCGATGGATCTGGCGATGCTGCCGGCCCCGGTGAATCGCATCGGCTTCTTTTTGGATGCCCCAGGCAGTCGAGCAAGGGTCAAAGGCCAACAATTTTCCCATTGGGTGGCTTTAAGGATCGATCGAATGCCCTCAGCGGTGTTGGAAATGCAGATCTCACGGTCATCCTTTTCGACGCGAATGCCAAGCCTGAGGAGCGCTGAATTGGCCGGTGTCACGGTCAGGTCAAAGTCAGTTTTATGGCCTAGGCAGATGTCGATCAGTTCACCCACGGTGCGGGTGTAAGAGCGGTCACCGGCTTCCGCCCTGACGGGGTGCTGCAGGATCTTGCTGAGGCAGTTGCGTTCATCTGATGGGCCTTGGTCTTGCTGGTCATCATTCCATTGCAGCTGGGCCAGGAAAAGCTCAGCTGTTTCAGGCTTAGGTGCTTCGCTATCAATTAGGGAGTAGGCACCAGCCAAAAGCGGGCCGTACTGATCGCCGGTTCTGGAGCTGCCGAAATGCTTACGTGCGGCACGAGTAAAGGTTTCGGTGCTTTCTAGGATCGTTGGAAGCATGGCAAAGGTACGGGCCATTAGTTGTTGGCCGATTTCTGGGGTGATGTATTTGGCGAGATCAGCGTCTAGGGCTTCCCAATGTGTACGGCGGGTTTCAGGGTCCATTTCATGCGGTGAGCGCATTGAAATTTCAACAAATCTGTTTCGGTCAGCGTTTTGCTTTAATGCGGTGCCGATCGATGAAAGAAAAAACATCGAGCGAACCTTGTAGGAATTGGTGACGCCACCGGGGGAGCCTTTAATTAATGCAGATCTGGATTCAGTGCTTGCGACGCGAGCTAAGCCGAGAATGTTTTGCATTCGTTGAGCGTCTGCTTTTTCGTTGGATTCGGCTTCATCAAGGATTACGGGAAGGGCATCAGTACCGAGCTGTTGACGGATGCCGGCTTCAGACGTGCCGCCTTCAACTAATAAGGCCATTTCATCAAGGAGGGGCGTAAGGAAGCGGCTGAGGAATTCAGATTTACCGCTGCCGCTTCCTGCTGTTAGCCAGATATGTGGGCGCCAGCGAAGAGCGCCGCAGATCGGAGCAGTAACGACCCAGCCAGCGATGAGCGCACCGTAAAGAGGGTTTGACCAGTGAAAGCGATTTGCGATGTTGCCGATTTGAGCTGCGTAATCGTCGCTTAGCGGCGGCAGACCTTCGGCGCCGTCAATGCGAACAAGGTGCTGATAGCGATAACGGCTGATCAGTGGCTTGGTGATGGGCTTTGCTACGCCATCAACTAGGAGGCGATCGCCGAGGTGAATGATGGTGCGATTTGCATCACGCCATGCGCCACGGCCACGGATGCGGCCAGGGTCAAACATCCCGACAGCTGCTTGCTGTTCAAATAGCGCTGACGCTGCAGATGTCCAGTTGACACCGTTGTCATTTCTGCCGGGGTAAATGGTGGCCCAATATGATTCAGACGCGAGGCTTGTGAGCATGGTCGCGGTGTGCGACTGCGTTGAGATGCGTTTGATCAGGCCATCTCTTGATGGCTGGTAGTAGTAGCCGCCTTGGGAGTCATAACCGAGCAGCTGAAAGGGGCCGGTGCTAGTTTCTTGAGGGGGGTTTGACGCCTCTGTTGATAAGTCGGGTATTGAGCTGGGAGTGATGCCCCAGCTTTTTTGTTGTCGATTTTGTTTTACATAGTCATGGGCTTGGGCTGAAGTCCAGTCAGTGGCGTCAGCTAAATCCCAAGCTGATGGGGTGTCTGGGGGTGCAGGGATCTCGCTAATTGAGGCGCAGCCGAGGTCGTGCAATGTATTGGCGATTTTGTCGGCGGCTTTACGGCCAGGGCCGTCGTTATCAGGCCAAATTGCAACACGGCGATTCTTAAGTGCGGCCCAGTTTGATTTTGTGATGGCCGAGGAGCCACCGGACCAAGTGCAAACGATGGAGGAGGGGAATAGGCGGCAGGCTGCGTCGTATGTCTTTTCGCCTTCGACAATTAGGACACCAGCATCAGGCCGGGTGTGTAGCTGGTGGGATAGGAGGAGGGGCCGGATGCCTTCTGGCGCTTTCCGTATCCATTTGTTGTTGACCCATGTGAGGGGCCGAATCTTTTTATTTGGGAACCGGCAGATGATGAAGGTCTGGGAGTAGTGATGAACGAGTTCAGCACCTTGTGTCGGCGGATCTGATGGCGGTGCGCTGAGGCCAAGATGCTGTTCGATTTTTTGTGCGGCTTCTTTGAAGCTCATTCCAGTTTTGCGGATTAATAGGGTCATGCCATTGCCGGCGCCACCTGATTGATGCTTGCCGCCGCATTGATTGCAGTACCAAGAGCCGGAGCCATCTTGATCGTCGAAGCGATAGCGATCTTTGCCACCGCATAAGGGGCAGGGCTGGTGTTCATTTGTGAGCTGTTTAGCTGTGATGCCAGCAATGGATGAGAGCAGTTGAGGCCAGCGACCTTGGGCAGCCTTGTTGATGTCGGTTGTCATAAATGGGGGATAACGATGCGATAAGAGGCGTTTGGGTGAATGATTGAAGCGAGATGTTTGGCGTGTTGCGGGCTGTAGGCACGCACCTCAACGTATTGGCGTGGCTGCCGGCGGATATGACAGCAGACCGTGAAGAGCAAAAGCTTGTGACAATTCACTGATTAGCGGCCTCGATGCGATTTAGCAACCTGCGAGCTTCACGGACGGTTGATTCAGTGGCTTGGTATGACCAGCCGCGAAATTTGATCTGATGTTCAGCCCATAAGGGCAAATTATTAGCCCACTCAATTGCAACAGCAATGGAGCTGGGCTCACAGCTGTGAGCGTCTTTAAATAGTTTTTTGAGCAGGTGAGATGGATCTGAGCGCAAGGCCATGCGAGTGATGAGAATGCCTGCCGACGTTACGGGGCAGGGTCTGCTGCACCTTGGTCGCTGTTGTATTGCTTCACAATCTCTAGGGCTTCCTCTGATGAGCGTGCGATCCCGGCGATTCCTCCGGCGGCTTTGACCTGAGCGATGAAGTTGAGCTGTTCGGGTGTCGGTCGGCCTTTGTCTTTTACTTCGATGGCAGTGAACACGGCGACACGTTGGCCGTTGATTTCTTTTGTCGTCCAGCCGATCAGATCTGAGCTGCCTTTTTGCAAGCCATAACGAACGAGGCGCCCTTTTTGGTCCTTTAGAGCGCCGACATTGTTGCGAAAGATCCGGCTATGGCCGTGGCCAAGGGTCAGCCTGATGCGTTGTTGAATTAGAGCTTCGTTTGATTTGTCTCGCTTTGTGCCTGTAGTAGGCCCATCCGGGTTTGTATCCACGTTGCCTGCCTAGCTCTTGAAGAGCTTCCAGCGTATCGGCTTCAAGTTCTTCAGACCTGCGTTTCAAGCGGATTTGGGTTTGATCTAACTCAACAACGATCACATCTCCGGCCTCTTCTAGTGGCTTAAGTTCGCGGGGCCCTTTGCCAAAAACATGGCCGCACTCTCGTTTCTTGTCGTGGTCCCATTCCTTGCAAACCGTTGTGGTAATTGGCAATATGGCGTAACAATCAGGGCATTCTTTTACCGAAAGCGTTTCTTTGCGTTCTTTGTCTTCAAGACTCCAGTCTCGTTCGTCAAGGTGAAAGCCGTGGCGCATGGTATTGCCAACCATGTCGACAATGGTGGCGTGGCTTTTGCCTGGCGCTGGCCTTAGGCATCTGCCGATCTGCTGCAGGTGTAGCGCGAGGGACATTGTGGGGCGAACAAGTAGACAACCGCCGACGCTGGGCAGATCAAACCCTTCTGAAATAACCATGCAACTGGTGATCACCTTAATTTTGCCTTCTGCTAGGGCTTGAAGGCGTTGTCGCCGAACGGTTTTCGAGAGCTTTCCGTCAAGCACTACGGATGGGATGCCTGCTACGCAAAACGAATCGGCGAGCATTTCAGCGTGAGCAACCGTCAGACAAAATGCAACAGCGGTTTGACCATTGAGCTTGGCTTTGTACTGCTTAACGGGCGAATCCAGCGCCCTACGGGTCAGTGCTTCTTCCTCTAGAGCGTCTAAATCAAACTCATCACCTTTTGTCGGCAGAACCTCGTCTTCGCGGCCTGGGTGACCAAAATATTTCGGGTGACCAAAATATTTCGCCGGGACTATGTGACCAGCCTCTTGCAGCTCTAATGCTTGAGGGCCTTCGATCATGATTGAAAACATGTTGCCGAGGCCATGACCATCGAGGCGTTCGGGCGTGGCAGTAACCCCTAGGCGCATTGCATTATCAAAATGGGCCAGGATCGCCTCCCATGTGCCGGCAACTGCGTGATGAGCCTCATCGATTACGACCAGCTGAAAGAAGGCTGGGTCAAGCCGGTGCATTCGCCGGGCCAGTGTTGCGACGGATGCGATCTGAACGCCGTGCGATAGGTCTTGTTTCCAACCGTTGGCAATGATGCCGTGATCAACGCCGATGTCTGCAAGCGTTCGGGATGTTTGTTCGACCAGCTCTTGGCGATGAACCAAGATCAGGACACGGTTGCCTTTAATTGCGGCTGATTCGGTGATATAGGAAAAAATGACGGTCTTCCCTCCGCCAGTGGGCAAGACAAACAGCACTGAGCGATGCCCGCACTGCATGGCATAACGGATTTCATCAACAGATTTCTGCTGGTAATCCCGTAGCTGGATTTTCATGTGAAGAGATGCGACTTCAAATGAGCGTTTTTTAGATGCTCGCGGCTATGTTGCCGAGGCATCAAAAGCACCCTATGCCAAAACTGACGCATCACCCGAACTTGAGCAATGAGGACTATCACGCGATGTCAGCGGTCAGCCCTAGCAGGCTGAAAGAGCGGACAATGCTGCATTATTGGGACCGCTTTGAGAATCCAAACGCGATCAAGCCAGCGCCTACGCCAGCGATGCAAAAAGGTACGGCTTTGCATACTGCGGTCTTAGAACCTGAGACGTGGGCGGATGTTGTGGCGGTTCAACCGCGACTAGATCGACGAACAAAAGCAGGCAAGGCGGCTGCTGCTGAATTTGAGCAGGCTGCTGCAGGTCGGGTTGTTTTAAGTGCCGAAGATGCCGAGGAAGTGGCGTTAATGGCTGATGCTGTGCGCTCCCATCCGGCGGCAAGATTTTTGCTTGAAATGCCTGGCCAGATTGAACAGTCCTATAGCTGGACCGATGCTGCGACGGGCGTTGAATGCAAAACCCGGCCTGACTGGCATTCAGCAGATCAGCGGATTGTTGTGGATGTAAAGACCACGACTGACGCAAGCCGGTCTGGCTTTGCCAAGAGCACCGCAAACTTTGGTTATCACGTCCAAGCGGCATGGAACCAAGACGCTCTTGGCGCTGAGCAGTTCATCACGATCGCGGTGGAATCAATACGGCCCTATGCCGTAGCGGTTTACCCAGCGTCGCCTCTGATGATTGCAGCAGGACAGCGCCGGATCAGCAGAGCACTGGAGCAGATTGCGGAATGCCGAGCTTCTGGTGTCTGGCCTGGTTATGGCGACCAGATCCAAGAGCCGCTTGAGCTGCCTGGCTGGTGCAATGACTGAATCTCAAATCCTTGAGCTTTACCGCTACAGAACAAACCCTCAACCGCCTAATTATGACGAACTCATCATCGATTACGACAACGCAGTCACCAACGCCGCTCACGTTCTTGCACGACGGCGAAGCACTGGAGCACCTGTATCGAGTAGCGAAAGTGTTCTCGATGTCTGGGATGGTGCCTCAGCATTTCCAGGGGAAGCCTGAGGCGTGTTTAGTTGCATTGATGTATGCCGAGCAGCTTGGTGAGCATCCAATGGTGATGTTTCAAGAGGTGGCGATCATCAAAGGCAAGCCGAGCACGAGCGCCAAGTTTTCAATCAGCCGGGCGAATAAGTCAGGGCTGCTTTCTGGCCCGATCACATGGGAGACCACCGGCAGCGGTGAATCGTTAGTTGTGACGGCAGGAGCGACGATGAAAGAAACAGGTGAGCGGATTGACGTGTCTGTCTCACTGGCGGAAGCCAAGGCTGATGGCTGGACTAGCAACTCAAAATATCGGACGATGCCTGAGCAAATGCTGAGGTGGCGATCTGCAACACGGCTAATTAATTTGTTTATGCCTGAAGTGTTGCTTGGCCTTGGCGTCAAAGAAGAGATGGAGACGATTAAGCCTGCAAGGGTTCAAGTTGAAGACGCGCCGGCCACTAATGTTGTGGCGGAGCTAAATGAGCAGATCACAGCGCAGCAGTTGCCTGTTGTTGTTGAAGAAGCGGAGCCGTCTCCTGCTCCTGCTGCTGACATTGCTGACCCTTTCTGATTTTTTCACTATGACTGGACAAGAAATCATGGCCGCTGTTTTGCGGTCTGCCTCACATAATTTTGTAGGGCGTTTGGCTCGCGCCCCTGAGCTAAAGACTTTTGATTCTGGCAACTGCGTCGCGAAAGGTCGCATCGCGATCAATAAGGCGGGAGCAAAGAAGGATGACGGTTCCAAGCCTGACTGGTTCACGGTTGAAATCTGGGGAGCGCATGGAATTGCATTCAGCGATCAATGCGCTCAAGGGGATCTTGTGGCGGTTGCTGGCCGGGTCAAGACCAACCGATGGAAGACCAAGGACGGCGAAGACCGCACTGATCTAATCATCTGCGCGGACCAGTTCAGGAACGTCACCCAAAACCCTGAGCCATTGCCAACCCCTAAGCCGGTTGCGCCTGTTGACGTTGCCGCGAAGGCAGTGGCAGACACGTTTGCGGGTGAAGTGACCGCAACTCAGGATGATATTCCGTTTTGATTGTTGCGGTTTACAGCTGCAAAGGTTGCATCGCTTGGAATCCTGAGCGATGCTTCCTCAGTCCACATCACCCGACTTCGATGACATGCCCCGCATCATTTCAGATCAAGACCTTGGCCAACATCTCAAAATTACAGGGAAAGCCATCGCTGCCGCAATTTGCGCCGCGTATGTTGCCGGCCTCTTCCTTGGGGAAGCAATCCATAAGACATCAGACGCTATTGCATCGTTTTGGCGGTTTCTGTTTGTTCCTGCTGCCTGTGTTGACGATCGCAACGGTAGTGATCGAGCACAGCCCCAGCCCTGCCGCACAATGCCAACGCTGACAGCTGCTGACCAAGAGTGGGTTGAGTCGTTTATTACTGGCCTGCAACGGCGCCCTGAACCAGTAGCATCAAGGGATTTTCTAATCCCTTTGGTTTGATGGATTCTGCCGGGCAGTACCTAAGCGAAATTGCCCGGTTCCCGCTGCTAACGGCAAGCCAGGAGATTCAGCTAGGCAGGCAGATCAGAAAATACGTCGAATTGAGAGACTTGCCCAAAGATCAACTAAATGACACCCAAAAACGACAGATTAAGGCTGGCACTAGGGCAAAGGAAAAGCTAATAAAAAGCAACATGAAACTAGTGGCAAGTGTTGCTAGGAAGATGCTATTTAAGGCAAACCCGAAAACCTTAACTTTTTTTGATTTACTGCAAGAGGGTTCAATTGGGTTAAGCCGAGCGGCAGAACTGTTTGACCCTGAAAGAGGCTATAAATTCAGCACATATTCATATTGGTGGATTCGGCAATCCATCAGCCGTGCAATATATGGAACTGACAGGATGATTCGCGTGCCTGACTCAATGCTGAATCGATTCATAAAAGCACAAAAGATCTTAAAAGATTTTCACTTTGAAAATGGGCATTCACCTTCTACTGAGCAAATCACCGAGCTAACAGGCTTGCAGCCAAGTGATTTTCAATTGATGGCGCAGTCATATCATCACAAGTCATCCGATGATCCGCTTTTTGAAGGCGATCAAAAAGTTTCCATAATTGACGCCTTTTCTGAATTGAACCCTAGAGCGGGAGATTCTTTTGAAACAGATATAGAGGTAAACGAACAGATCGGAAAAATACGAGTTGCAATGCTTAGATTAGACGAAGAAAGTCAGCAAATAATCAGCGATTATTTTGGCCTTGAGACTGGCGAAGAAAAGAATCTTACCCAAATCGCAAAAGCCAAAAAAACATGCAGGGAGAGCATTAGGATGAAAAAAGACCGAGCCATCAGAAAGATTGCCGTTTATCTTAAAACTAGCTGCTAAGATCTTCTAGCTGAATTTCAATTTCTGAAATGTAGCCAACAGCTTGACTCATTACTTGCTCTCTTTCGGCTAAGGTTCTGACTAGCTGGCTGCAAAGTTCTCTGATTTCCTTTTCAGTGCCTTGGCTTAAGACAGCCCGAGCATGACGCTCAATTTCAATCTCTTTCTCTAGGCTTATTGATGGCACTAGCCATTGAGCAAAAGCCATATTCCTGAATGTATTTAACTCATGGTAGGAAGCACCCCCCCGGTCATGCAACAGGTTCAAACTGCTACTGGCACGACCTGGCGGGTGACGTTTGCAGGGATCACCCGCGAGCACCGGCAACAATGGCAGGCTGAAATCTATTATCAGCAGGCGATGGATGCTTACAGCGAAATGCTCAAATGATCCAACTCCATTGCGGCAATTCTTTAGACGTTCTTGCCACGCTCGGAGATGACAGCGTTGACAGCATCGTCACCGACCCACCTTATGGGCTGAGATTCATGGGGCGCAAATGGGATTACGACGTCCCGAGCAAAGAGATCTGGGAGCAGTGCCTACGTGTCCTGAAACCTGGCGGTCACCTTCTCGCCTTTGCTGGCACCCGCACGCAACACCGCATGTGCGTAAACATCGAGGATGCAGGTTTTGAGATCAGGGACATGATCGCTTGGGTCTATGGCTCGGGGTTCCCTAAGTCGATGAACGTCGGCAAGGCGATTGATAAAGCAGCAGGCGCTGAACGTGAGGTTTTGGGAGTGGCTGGCAAAAGCGGCAGCATTCGCAACAGCATGGCTGGAGACTTTACCGGTGGTGAGTACATGAGCACCGCACCTGCAACACCAGAAGCCCAGCAATGGGACGGTTGGGGCACGGCATTAAAGCCAGCGTTAGAGCCGATCACCGTTGCGCGTAAACCTTTCACTGGCACCGTTGCAAATAACGTGCTGACGCATAGCACTGGCGCCATCAACATCGATGGCTGCAGGGTTGGTGATGACACTGGAAGATGGCCAGCCAATTTGATTCACGACGGCAGCGATGAAGTGACGCAGCTGTTTCCGCATAGCAAGGGTCAGCAGGGTGCCGTAACAGGTAACGAGCCAAGCAATAAGACTGACAACGCTTTTGGTGTTTTTGCTGGTCGTTCATCATTCAGCCCACGCAATGACAACGGCAGTGCCGCCCGGTTCTTTTATTGCGCCAAGGCAAACAAGAAAGACCGCGAAGACGGCAACACGCATCCAACCGTTAAGCCCACTGACCTGATGGCTTATCTCTGCCGTCTTGTCACACCACCTGAAGGAATCATCCTTGACCCGTTCATGGGTTCAGGCAGCACCGGCAAGGCAGCAGTGCGGGAA